CAAGCAGATCAATGTTGCCTGCTTCCTGCGGCGCTACCCGTTGCGGCTCTATCCCGCTGGCCCGGTTCATCTGCCAGCGCATACGGCTGGCTTGCTCACACTGGCTTTCTTCTTGGCGTGTCAGTTTGACGATCATTTCCGAAGAAACCCTGTCGGCTGATAGCCAGCGCGGTCATTTTGGAAGCTGTCGAGGGTTTCACAGCGCGGGCAAATGCGGTTCCCGGCGTGATACGACCTAAAATCCTGTTTGCAATTCAGGCAGGATCTGACGCGGGAGCGTTCATCTGTCACTAAGTAATTAGAAAGGTTCACGCCTTCCTTATTCACCGGCCTTGCTGCCATCGTGTCTCCCCATCAGCAGATCAAAAAAGTCAGCCATAGGCAGGACGACCAACTCCGGCTTGTTGTCTGCTTTAAGGACAAGCGCGTCGTTGTCTTCCAGCCATGAGTAGATTTGTTTGAAGCCGTTTCCCCGGCACTTGATTTCCAGCACCCACTCGTCAACGCTGTTCTTCACCACAACGTCGCCTTTGATGCTGGCACCGCCAGATAGCGGCACGCGGTAGGCATCCAGACCATGTTCCAGAGCCTTGAGCCGGACGTTGTTTTCCGTCCTGTAGCCTTTATCGCGCTGTGCTTTTGACATTAAACGCCACCTTTGGTGTCGGTTTCCACGTCGGCGCGACCTTCTCCATCCAATGCCTTGCACATAAGGTCTTGTTGTCTTCCTTGGTCAGCGCAGGACGCTTGCAGACATCACACTTGTTCATTTTCAGCCTCACCAATGACCCAATCGGCGCTAGTCACTTGCCCGTCTGTCATATGGTCGATCTGAGCCATGTGTTTGCCCGAAGGCAGACACTTCTGGTTCAGCCATTTCCAGACAGCGACATTTGAGACGCCGATTTGCTTGCTAAATGCTGTAGCGGACAGCTTGTTCTGCACTAAATATTGATTCAAACGCATAATCACCTCTAACCGTCAGTAAATTAGGTTTAGATGAAACGCTTGTCAAAGGCATTATTAATCGCTAGGTTAATTCTCTAACCACAGGTTATTGACCAAAGAAGGAGTTTGAGACATGACAGAGATTGTCAAAGCGCAAGCCGGGTTTTTTGGCTTGCCAGTATCAAGCTGGGTAAGCCCGCCGTGTGGGCCGCCCGCAATGCAACGTCAGGACGCATTGATTGCGTTAAATATTGGCTTCGTGGACTCAACTGGAATTAGAGCAAGCAATGGAATACCCAAACAACTTATTGGCGCTTCGTACCGCGCTCCGCCTGTCCCAATCCCGTGTGGCTGACGCTATAGGCGTCTCGCAACCGGAATATGGACGCATCGAATTAGGACGGCGACAAATCGGTACGCACGCGCAGAAACTAGCGGATCTGTTTGAGGTAGACATAGACGCATTAACAGAGCCGCCAGAAGCGCCAGAGCATGATCAGGGGTATGTGAGCCTGACAATGCCGGTACACGGCAGGCCGATTGATCGCATGAGGTTAGACTTCAAATGCGAGAGTATAGAAATGACGAGTAAACCATCTCACATGGCTGGGAACAAAGACGCCTACGCCATATATTGCCCCGGCGATCACATGGCACCACGGGTGCGCGCAGGCGAACTGCTATTCATTGACCCGTGGCGCGCTATCAAACGCAGCGACCTTGTTCTGGTCCAGCTTAACGATAACGACGAGCGCGCAATCTACGAATATATCAGCGAATCAGACCAAACGCTGACACTCAAAAGCCTTTCCTCTGACGAGCCAGTCGTCTTGGAAAAGTTTGAAGGCCAAGTCGTTCACCCCGTTGCAGGAATTAAATTCCTTTAACGTAGGTTAATTTGACCTTTACAATGCGTTTAGCTAACTATAAGTTAGACGCATGGACGACGAGAACCAACAAAAGGGCGGGGATGCGTCAGAGCGGCGCGTCCCCGATTATTTTCAGACATTCAAGCTGCCCCCTGACGCGCTGGCAAAGCGCGCGCACACTGTTGGCGGCAGCGATATCAATATACTTGCCAGTGGCGACGAAGCCAAGATAACCCGCCTGTTTGAAGAAAAGTGCGGGCTGACAGAGCCGGAAGATCTATCAACAGTGTGGCCCGTGCTGATGGGCTGGACGACCGAAGATCTGAACGTCGCATGGTTTGAGTATAAGCATCAGAAGAAGCTAAAGAACCAACAGCTAGTCATACAGTCTAACAAGCTGCCGTTCATGCGTTGCACGTTAGACGCCAGCTTAGACGATTGGGAAGGCGCGCAAGCTGTCTTCGATGCCAAGTTTACGCTTGGCCGTCCTAAGAAGGGTGAAGCATGGCAGGATGTCATCCCTCGCCTTGTCAAAGGCTACAGCCCGCAGCTTCACTGGAATGGCCGCTTGCTGGAAGAACATACTGGCAAGAAGGTCAAGTTTGGCATCCTGCACATCATCAGAGCGGGTGACGAACCTACAACCCACGTCATCAAGCTGGACCGCCACTACACCGACCATCTGATCGACTTGGCGACAGAGTTTATGCACGCCGTCGAGACAGGTGAGCCACCTTATATCCCCATCCCGATTGATGCCCCCGTTCCGCCAGACGAGCGCGTTCCATATGACATGACGGAGCATAGGAAGGCGCTGGACTGGAAGCGGTTCGCCGAGACATGGACACAGACCTATGGCGCTGCACAGTCCTTCAAGGACGCTGAGACGGCCATCAAGAAGCTAGTACCGCGTGATGCGTCGGAAGCATCCGGCCACGGCATCCGTGTGCGTGTGAACAAGAACAACTCAAAGAGGATTGAGGTAGATGAGTGAACTAGCGAAGGCGTTGTGTGAGTACCAGCGGCAGACCGGCGGGTTTGAAGCCGATAAGAGAGGCAACCGCAGCCAGTATGCGTCGATTGGTGCTGTCATCAACAACGTCAAGCAGGCCAATGCCTTTGGCCTGACCTTCACGCAAGAAGTGGACTTTGAAGACGACACGATGTTCGTGCGTACCGTGCTAATGCACACCAGCGGTGAAGCGCGCATTAGTCGCTACCCCATCTATGTCGATGACAAGACCAACAGCCAGAAGATCGGCGGCGCAATCACATATGCCAAGAGGTACGCCCTCGCCAGCATGTTCGGCACCGAGAAGGGTGTCGAGGATTCTGACGACGATGGCGAGTCAAACGGCTTGATTGACGACGCACCCAAAACAGGTTCCTCCCAGCCCGCAGCAACAGCACCAGAAGCAGTCTCCCTGTCCGGTGTCGCGGGCCACTCCCCCGGCGGTGGATTACAGCCCGCCGTCGGGGCTTTTTCTGACCCGGCGATAGTGGCTGCCGCGCCGGATGACCGCCTTGAGGAGACGCTTTCAAAAGTTACGGAAAAGGATGTGCTTGAACAGGCTTTCCGTATTCGGGGCGGACACGATCTGCCCAAACACATCATCCAAATGTTCGGCAATCGTAAGAAGGAATTGATGAATGTCTGAAGAACAAAAGCGCGTCATGTACGGCAAGGACGACATGACCCTGTCGATCAATGATCGTCGCCCCGGTTCGGGGGATGGTCGCAAGACCGAGGATTGGCACGCTGATTGGGGCGGGCAACTCGTCGTCGGTGGGCAGACCTACTACGTCGATCTGTATCAAAAGAACGGGTCTTGGATTGCAGGCAAGCTCAAGCCTGCGAAGAAGGCAGATGTCGCAGACGAAATACCATTCTAACGCCTTCATCGGCGACTTATTCCGCGCCAGCGGTTCGGCTTACATCACACCGGATCGCTGGCAGGAATTTTGGGAATTTGGGCTGGTGACAACAGACAGTGATTGCATGTCGCCACGCCTCACAGAAGACGGATTATGGCTTTTGAAATATGTCACTCAAGGATGGAAGGAAGCATCCCGTTCTAGCGGTGGTAGACCCGCAGGGTTTGTTGCTGGTGATTGGGCGCACCCAAGCACGATTGGCTATGACGCCGACGATGATGCGCCACAAGGCGATTGAATTACTGAGATATGCGGAAGAAGCGGAGCGAGAAAAAGACCAAGCCGGTTGCAGCAAACAGGACTGACGTTTGTAAGCAATGCGGCGAGACATTCAACTGGCGCTATCAGGGGGTGGCTAATGGCAACGGTGAATATTTCTGCGGGCCGCAGTGTCTTCATGACTACTGGAAGGATGGAGAAGCATGGACGGCGCTTTAGCAGAACGAGACGTTATTCGCGCATTGAAAGATTACACGGAACTGCGCGCCGTTCTCGTCATCAACAACAAGGAAGTGGACTTGCATCTGTCCAACCTAGTGGAGCCGACATGGCTAATCAGCGATTGCGACGTGGAGACGAGGGAATTGGCTATGCCAGTCGTGCGACGGCTGTACGAAGCACTGTTCATGGAAGGCCGGTATCGTTCATAGCAGTGGGCGATGGGTCTTTCGAGAGACGCCTGGGGCAAGGTTTATGCCCCAAATGCGTGACCGCTCTCACCAGTAACCAGTGTGGTGTTTGCGGGCTTACTATCAACAACTCAAAGGAGACTGATAATGGCACTGGCAAAGAAGAAGAAGGCGCTTGGATCTGTGAGCGCAGTCAAGAAGCTGAAGGATCTGGTGGCGAACAAGCCAGCAAACAGCGTCGTGATGACGTTTACGCCCGTTGTGGCCGAGTATATTCTGGACAACATGAATGTGGGCAACCGTCCGCAGAAGCCGTCGAGGATAGTGCGTTACGCTGCCGATATGGCTAACAACAACTGGTCTGTCACAGGCGAAAGCATCAAGTTTGGTGCGGATGGCAAACTGAAAGACGGACAGAACCGTCTTGCCGCGTGTGTGCGCTCCAACTCCCCGTTCAAGTCATACGCCGTGTTTGGCATTGACCCTGATTCATTCAGTCAGATGGATGTCGGTGCAAAGCGCAGCGACAGCGATGTCTTGGCTATTATGGGTGTGCCTAACGCTGAGAAGGTCAGTGGCATCATTCGTATGCTGATGTCGTGGGAATCGAACAAGACCGAGACAAGCGGCAGTCATAGGATGCCCGCTGACGTGCGCGCTTACTATGAGGAGCGTATTGACCCAGATCTGATGCAGCGTGCCGTCAAACTCAGCAAGGCTGTCTATATGACCACGCAACTGCCGCGTGGCATCACTGGCGCGCTTTACTACCTTGCTGTGGTGCGTGGGCATAGTGACAAGGCGGAACTGTTTATGCAGGAATTGGAGCAAGGCTTTGGCAAAAGCGCGCGCTCCCCTATCCGCTACCTGTTGAAGACGGTGGCTAAGTGGAAAAGCGACCAGCAATTCAAGATTACGCATCACCACTATTCGGTGCTGCTTTCGAGGGTGTGGCAGGCATACCGCAAGGATGAACTTTGCACCCGCGACCAGATGATCGTCCAACGCGAAGACAGCTTGGCGGTGATTTGATGACGGCGTTCTACACACCACAGGAACTGGCTGACCGCTGGAAAGTGTCGGCCCGTACTGTGGTGCGTATGACAGAGGCAGGCGATCTGCCTCATATCAAAGTGGGTAAAAAAATAAGAATACCAGCCCACGCATTAGCAACTGTCGAAGGAGACACGACATGCACAACTATCAACTCAAACGAAGAAAAGGCCGCGACACTTGGCACATATACTGGACTGAGCGTGGCGAACAAAAGTGGGCTTCAACTGGCACGTCAGATGAGGCGCTTGCAAACACGTTCCTGACGACGTTCAAGAAACTTCAACAGACGCAGGAATATGTGAACGTAGGTGAAATCTTGCACCAGTTTACGGTACGGGATTACGCCCCACGCGCAGTCTCAATGTCCCGGCACAACTCCATACTTAACCAGCTTGAGCCGCTTCGCGATTGCGACCCGCTGGATCACGAATCCTTTGAGGATGCTGTGTACGAATGGAAGCAAGAACGGCTGGCAAACGTGTCTGAGGTGACGATGGCGCGCGAACTGGCGGTGCTTATTGCTGCCCTTAATTGGGCGGCAGACAGAGAGCGGGGAAGGATGATACGCGGTGTGCCGTACATACCGAAGAACCGGTATCAGAAGGTGGCGCGTATTAGGTGGCTGGATACAGAAGAACGTACCCGGTTGCTACAGGCGTTGCCCCAGCAACCGTTGTATCTGCGCCTTGCTGTCGGCATTGCAATCTCTACGGCGGCACGCAAGTCGGCCATCCTGGAACTGCAAAAGCACCAGATCAAATGGGGGGAAGGTCAGATCGACTTTCATGCTCCTGCGGATGGCAAGAAGCGGAAAGCTAGGCGGGTGTGTGATATCACCGGCATGGTGGAACCGTGGCTTAGAGAGGCGTTTGATGTGTCCCAAACGGGCCACATTATTGAGCGCAACGGCAAGCGGGTGAAGAACATCCACCCTGAGTTTAAGGCACTGTGTCAGAGCCTTCATTTGGTTGATTTCCGCTTCCATGACTTGCGCTCAACATGGGCGGCTGGCGCGGCACTGGACGGCGTTCCTATGGAACAGATCCGCGATGCGCTGGGCCATTCGACGGTCAAGATTACTGAACAGCACTATGCTCAGATCCATCCTGACTACCGCGAAAAAGCCCGTGAATATGCCAAACGGACCTATGCGTCTCATATGACGCAAAAGGTATGACAAAATAAAACCAACCTACTGATTTACATAGATTTATACGGCACCCTCTCCGCCATTCTTTTCTATGTATTTCAGTAGGTTACACGGATTTGTCATACCCCGTGTCATACCCTATTTCTTGCGAAACTTGTCTACGCCCTTCAACCCTAATCCGGCGAGACAGGTAACGTACACAAGACCTTGATACCACTCAGGTAATTCGTTGAGGCGGTCAAAGCCTGCCTTCACAACGTCTTCCATGCCCGGCACAAAGACCAGCACCACGGGAATCAGCACAATCACCGTGACGATTTCGTCGCGTATGCTGGACTGCGTGGACTGCGCCATGATCAACTCCCACTTGCTGTCGTGGGTAGCTGCGGTCAACATTGCTTGGCTTTCAGCTTCGGCGCGCGCTTTGGCTACTGCGCCCTTCGCTTTTGTCTGTTCAGCACGGCTCTCAAGCCATGTGCCTGCAAGCGATGCAAGCGGCCCTAGAAACTGGATCATTGTGTAACCTTTATGTCTGTTGCAAAGCACAGCATTTCTTTGTTCACAGGCATACGTTCTTCCCAATTTATCCGGGTGCCTGCGACGTGACATTCAGCCATTGTCTTGTGGTCGCTCAGGACTTGCACGGTCAACTCGCCGTTCACTTCGGCGATGACCATCAGCAGCAGCCAAGTCACGACTTTTCGCTGCCAACCCACACAGCAAACGCGCCTGTCATAGCGCCTGTCACTACGCTAATTAGCGCGCTCTGCTGCGTTGACAGATCTGGCTGCGCCAAAGCCCACTCAATGCAGCGAATGTAAACGCCGGTCATGGTCAGCATCATCAGGCGTGGGACAATGCGGTACTCTAAGATCAGCTTACTCATACCACTCACCACTCAGCATCATGCCAGCGAGATGTTCGCTGCGTTTTCCGATCTGTTTCGCCCAACGGCTGTCCAACATTTCGTGGCTTGCGAGGGTGTAGTCACCTACAAGCAGCGCAGCCTGCATGTTCTGAAATTTGTCGAAATTTGGTCGACCGAGGTTGAACAGCATACTAAGGATTACGGCCTGACGCGGTTCATTCATCTTGTTGAACCACGGGTACTGTTCTGCCTCTGCACGGCAGCGTTTGATGTCATTGGCCAAGAGGTAGTCAATCTCGGCGTCAGACAGGCCACCACCTAAACTCTCGTCAATCAAACGCCCTACGCCAATCGTCCAGTATCCACGGCTGTCCTGATAGGCGTGCGGTACAACACCTTCATGGTGTTTGATCATCTCAATTAGCTTGCTCATAGCTGCCTTTCATTGATGATTGATATGGCCTTGTCCCAACTCTCTTGCTCAAGATCGGGACGCAATGGATATGACTGCGAATAACGCTGGCTGTATTGATTGACGGATTCCGCCGCATAGAAGACCACGCGGCGTGCGTCTAAGAAGCAGTGCGCGATGATGTCCTGCTTTGTAGGATCTGGCAGCTTCTTCTTGGCTGACCCGCTGCCGTTCTGAAAGTGATAGCCCGGTTTGCGGCTACTGTTGTTTGCGCGCAGGCTAGATGCCTTGACTTGCACGCGCACAAAGTCGTTCTCAAGAAACGCAATGATGTCGATTTGATCTTGTGGGCAATGAATGACCCGCCACCCT